GCATCGCCAGCAATGATAGCATTGATGAGGTCAACGCTGTGACCCATCGCTGTGTAGTGCTGTGCGATTTGTTCTGCTGTGATTTCGTCCATAATAAACTCCTTTAGTTGGACTCAAGTGCGGCTACTTTAGCCTCAAGTGTTTCAATTCTGTCCATTGCTTCTTGCAATGCTTTGACTGCTTTCATATAGAGGATGCTATATTTGACTTGCTTTGTTGTTGTGCCTAAATCGTTGTTATCAGCGTCCCTGTCTGGCGATTCCTTAACAAGCCCTGACATACCAGCGGCTTCAACTTCTTGCGCCACAACACCTAACCGCCACAAATCATCACTGTCACCTTTTTCTGTGACATCTGACTTCATCTTATACTTGCGAACTGTCAGGGCTTTGATGTCATCCCACTGGCTAGATGCGTCAGTGATTTGCTCCTTTAGCTTTACATCTGAAATAGCACCGTAGCTGTTGTCGTGATTGACTACATCGCCATCATTGTAAATAAGAAGACGGTCTGTGACATTATCAGCACAGGTAAGAAAAGCCCCGCTTTGATTGTCTGGCGCACAATCTACATACCTAATGTCTGGGCCGTAAGGGTTGGCGTGAACACCATCAAGAAGAAATCTGGTGTGGAAAAGATTGTTATTGGGCATACGAGAAACCCAACGACCGGGAGAGCCTTCCCAATACATTCTAGGATTACCATCGCCATCCGACAGCACGATGTTGTTGCTGGATGTGCGGATGTCTACGCCACCTTGATTGCCGTCATAGCGACCAAGAATGGTGTTATTTTGACCTGTAGTAACTTGATAACCCGCTTGACTACCTATAAAGGTATTTTTACTTCCTGTGGCTAGGTATCCAGCCCCGCCCACACTCTGATTCCCACCAACATACACATTCTCTTCGCCTGTTAAATTGGTGAAGCCTGCATATCTTCCAATAGCCACATTGTTTATGGCTGTAGTATTATTATACAAAGCATCTGCCCCAACAGCCGTATTGGAAGCTCCGGTGGTGTTTGACCGCAACGCCTGCCGCCCAAGTGCCGTGTTGTTCGCACCAGTGGTATTAAGGTAAAGTGTATCACGCCCCATAGCGACATTATAATTACCGCTAGTGTTGTAATACATAACCGCAGAGCCAAGTGCCGTATTATACGCACCAGTGTTTGTGCTATACAAAGCCATACGACCAATAGCGGTGTTTTCAGTGCCAGTGGTATTACTGTATGCAGCCGCATAACCAACGGCTGTATTGTTGGATGCGGTGGTGTTGTTGTTCAGAGCAGTCCATCCAACGGAGGTGTTGTAACTTCCTGTTGTATTTGACACAAGCGCATTTAGACCAATGCCAGTATTAGAAGTTCCAGTTGTGTTGGCATACAAGGCCTGTGAGCCAAATGATGTTATTTGCCCAGTGGTGTTATTATACGAAGCCTGATACCCCACGGCAGTGTTGTAGCTTGCGGTGGTGTTGGATAGCAAAGCAAAAGTGCCAAGTGCCGTATTGTAATTACCAGTTGAGTTATTCTCTAAAGCAGAAACGCCAAGTGCTGCGTTTTGAGTGCCAGTGGTGTTAAGATAAAGTGTCTGGCGACCTATGGCAGTATTATTAGCCGCTGTAGTGTTAGAATAAAGAGATAAGTCACCAAGAGCAGTATTGTTGTTTCCTGTGGTATTTGAATATAGCGACTTATGACCAACACCAACACTCTGTGTTCCTGTCGTATTACTGTAAGCCGCCTGATAACCCACAGCAGTGTTGTTGCTGGCGGTGGTGTTGTTGAGAAGTGCTTGAGTTCCTATTCCCACATTATATGAGCCAGTAGTATTTTGTTCTACGGCACTTTTGCCTAATGCAACATTGTAATTTCCGGTGCTATTCAAATAGAAAGAGTTATGACCTACTGCTACATTATATATTCCAGATGTAGTGCTATATGCCGCCCTTCTTCCAACCGCTGTATTGTCTAATTCACCTGTTCCATTTTGACTGTATAAAGCAGATTCACCTACAGCTGTTGACCTTGACCCTGTTGTATTTGAATACAAAGCATTATAACCAACAGCCGTGTTGTTGCTGGCGGTGGTGTTGTTGCGAAGACTCTCACTACCTATAGCAGTATTGTCATCGCCAGTTGTATTAGCAAGCAATGCATATCTGCCGATTGCAGTATTATCACTGCCAGTTGTGTCATTAGATAATGCACCATCACCAATAGCAATATTCCGATTACCAGTAAACGAAGCATCATCTAACGCATTATTACCAAGTGCTACGTTAAAGTTGCCAACAGGATAGTTGCCATCCAGCTTAATCGTGCCGCCGTCTACGCTGACATTGCCAGCTACTGTGAGGCCGTCTGTGACTGCTGTGCCAGTTACGTCAATGCCAGTGGCGGTGGTTTCTAGCTTTTTGGCTGTGTTATGATAAAGAGCAACTGTACCGCCTACACCGTTGTCAATGGCAGAAATATATGTGTTGCCGCCGGAATCGCCTATATACAAGTCTGTTGCCTTGATAGACAAAAATCCTGTTCCAAAATCGTGGATTATGCTATTGGTGCCATCATGATAAATCTGCAAGTCAGACCCAGCACCAAACACGGCCTTGTCGTTGTCGCCGAAGGTCATATCACCTGACGACACAAAAGATGTGCCAGTGATTGTTGTACCTGTGATTGCGGCAGCACTATTCGCACCGATAACAGTGCCATCAATAGCACCACTGTCGATGTCTACTTTGCTAATATCCACTTCACCTGTACCATTAGGTGTCAGGGCAATGTTGCCATTGGTATCTGTGCTGATGATGGTGTTGCCATTGATATTGATGTTGTCAACGTCTAGGTCAGTGTTAATAACTACAGTGCCTGTACCATTAGGTGATAGATTAATATCACCGTTAGTATCAGTTGATGAAACAGTATTACCATTTACATTTATATTATCTACATCTAGGTCAGTATCAATTACAACAGTACCAGTTCCATCTGGTGATATGTTAATGTCACCGTTAGTGTCTGTACTGATGATGGTGTTACCATTGATGTTAATGTTATCTACATCAAGGTCACCAGTGATATTCGTTGTTGCTGTAATATTAACTGCACCAGTACCGTTTGGTGTAATGTTAATAGCACCATTAGTGTCAGTACTGATAATAGTGTTGCCATCAATGTTAATATTGTCTACGTCAAGGTCACCTGTGATATTAGCAGAACCTGTAACATTAAATAGTGTAGAGGTAAATGTGGTAGAGGCAGTATCAACTGTTACGGCAGTAGAGGCATCAATGTCAACTGTGGGGGCTACAAGTTCCAGTTCAACATCGGCATCAATATCAAGTTGACCATCTGCACTTGATACAATCTTAAGTGCAGTATCACGGAAATACATATTGCCTTGCAAGTATGCATCTTTGTACAGCAATGCTGATGTACCCAAGTCAAGTGTATTTGTCGTCTTTGGTTTAACTTCGGTGGCACTTACAACAAGGTCTTGTACTGGACCAACAACTGTAATTGGTCCACCTTCTGCTGAAGTACCATCGTGCGTGTGACCTGTACTGGAATTAAATGCGGATTCTACCGCATCAAACTCACCATCAAGGTCAGCAGCGTTAATAATGTTTCCATCAGCAATGTTATTACTGACATCGTTACGAGTGTAGCCTGTACCCATAGTGTCCTCTACCTTCTATCGTGAATACCATATTCTACTGTCAATGCATCAAGTGAATACGGTGGGTCTGTGCCATCTGATTCAAACTGAAATGAGACAGCAAATCCTGAACCAATAATTTGTCCTTCAAAAAGTTTGAGTAGTTTAGTACCATATGATGTTGTTCCATATGTACCTACTCCATAAAAACCTACAACACCAGATGTGTTTGCAAATGTAATAGGTGGTGGTTGAATTGTTCCTTGTGTATCAAAATCAAGTTTTAAACTTGTTGTGAAGTTTACACTACCTTGTGGGTCTGTGTAAAGAAATAATTTATAAAACGTCTTGCGTACTCGTGGGTCTTGAATTGGCAAATGTGGTGTAGCAAAACGTGCTTGTATGTTATTGCCATCAAAACTATTGCCAGACTCCATCTGATATAAGTAGCCATCGTCATTTGCAAACAGTACAACTTCTACAGATTCATTATAATTACTGTCTGCTACATAGGCACGAATACCACGTAACTCTGCAAACCCTGTACCTGCTCCACCTTGTTCTGCAAATTGTGTTGCCAAGATACCTTGAGCATTTTCTTGTGTAATGTTGGTGTTAAAACCTAATATTCTATATTGTGACTTTTCACGAATTACACAACTAGTAAAGTTTGTGTTACTTGCAATGAAACTTGTCATGTTCTTTTGGATTACTTTTGATACTGCAGCAAGCCCAAAATCACCAATTCGTTCTGTTGCACTTAATAGTCTTAATCCATCTGGTGCAAGGAACATTACATCCCCGCCAATCTCTTGTATCGTGTCACCTTCAAGGCAACCTATGTCTCTTGTGATTGGCTGCAGATTAAAGTCTGCAATGGTGTTGCCAAGTAATTGCTGAATGTTTTTCTCTGTAAAGATAATCAGTTGATTACGAAAAACAACCAATCCTGTAATAACACCGCCTACATTAATAGAACCTGCACCAGCTGCCACATCAAAATCTTGGTCATCATATGGTGCAGTAAAAGATAAAACAGAACCTTTGCCAAAGAACAATGACTTCTTATGTTCTACTACATGTGTTGCACTTACTACATCTGCTGGTGCATCATTTAATACAATAAAGTCATTGTCGTCATATAATGCAGGAGCATTTGCTCCATCTACCATTGCTATCTTTTCAGTGCCACTAAAGTTATATTTAGCAAAACGTACTTTAGATGCGCCTTCTCTATTGCTAGAGATAAATGTAATTACAGCATCATCTGCTGGGCTACTTGCAAGTGCTGGGTCAATTGCTAATGTTGCTGCCCCACTTGTTACAACTGCATCTGCAGTCAAGGTGTATACAAGGTCAATACCTGCAATCTTAAATACGTCACCTGCTTGTGGTATGCCCACAATACCATCTACAACAAGGCTAGTTCCTGTTTGGGCTGCACCGTCTACAAGTGGTGCGCCGTAGTCATAGACATTTATCTTTGTAAAGCCACTGCCTGATGTTTTAAACACATCTGCGTTCTTGGCTACAATGGCTTGGTCTTCCCAGCTTGCTACACCTATTGTGTTGTAATCAGATACAGTGCTTACAAAGGTAACTACGTCTGCGTTTGATGGATTAACCACCATTGTCTGGTCTAGCGTAAGTGTTGCTCTGTTATTTGTCGCATCAAATGTTACGCCACCAGATGCTATAGTATATCTAAACGAAAGGACTGCGTTATCTGCAGGTGCTACTGTAATAGCTGGTGTAATTGTCAGAGTAGATGCTGTACCTACAAGAGCCGTTGCTGCGCTGACTGTGTATACTGTTGTGTCACCTGCAATAGTAA